CGGTGATTCGGTCATAACAATTACTCAGTCAGATTAATTAAGTGTAGATAAGTGTTGACTTCTGTTGTAACCTATGTATAATGGTAAGTATATTAAATAAAAAGGAGTTAATTAATATGAGTAAACCTACATTACAAAAAGTGTATGAGAAGATGACTTTAATCCAACAGAATCCAAAAGACCTTTGCTTGGTCTGTGTTTGGGATGACGGTAAGCCTGCAATAGCACTGGGTCTCAAAAATGGTGAAACGATGACACCACTAGCAATTATGCTAGACCAAGAAAGGTGCGACAATCTTGAACCTGATTGGAATAATTTTGATGAAATTGAATCAGTCATTGCAAAAGCACAAAAGGCGGAGGACAGAACGACAAAGGAGCAGTTTGACAAACATCATGCTACCATTGATAAAATTTTTGAAGATTCAAGTTATTAATGAAAAAACTAATCGTACCAATATTGATAACACTAGCTTTACCGCTAGTGTTTCAATCTACTCCAACAGAAATACTAAAACTAAAAACATTTGACGCACTGGTTAAAGAACAAGAACCAAGTGGAAACTTTGTAATTCTCAACATATCAGAATCTGATGTTAGAGAAAGAGGTGGCTTTCCATTTCCAAGAAGAGACCTAGCGCAAATACAAATAGACTTAATTAACGAAGGAGCTATTGGAGTTGGTTGGGCAATGAGCTTTTCAGAGGCTGACAGGTTTGGAGGTGATGATGTATTTGCACAGGCATTATCTTTTGCGCCCAGTGTGCTTGCTATGTTTGAAACACCAAACGGTCAATATCCAAAAACAGTTGGGACGGTCATAAAGGGAAGCGAAGTTGGCGGCATACCAACACAAGGCATTGTAGAAAATATTGATATCTTAAAAGAGCAAAGCTATCAAGGTATAGCAACGGCACCAGTAGATATAGATAACCTAGTCAGAAGAATACCTTTGTTAATGAAAACACCTGATGGATGGTCGCCCAGTTTTGGCACAGAAATATTAAAAGCATTAACAGAAACAAGGTCCTACATTATCACTACAAATGATAATGGTATTCAAGAAATTGCAGTTAGACATTTACCACGAATCAAAACAGACAGCCTAGGTCGTAAATGGATTAGTTGGGTAAATACAGAAGAAACCACATTAAAAGAAATGAATGTTGCAGGAAAGTTTGTAATCATTGGAGTTACAGCCAATGGAATTATGCCACAAGTAGCAACCCCAGTCGGATTATTAGAACCGCACAAAATACAAGCAGCATTATCTGAGTCAATTCTTTTAGAAAACTCACCAATTATACCTGACTGGTCTTTAGCAGCAGAAATCTTCATTTTTGGAATAATTGTATCGCTGACATGGCTTCTAATTAATTATCTTGGCATGACCCTAGGCATTGCATTAGCTATTTTAACAATGCTGTGTACGGCTTTAGGTGGCTACCTGTTGATACAAGCAGGAATTTTACTAGATATAACATGGACTTTAGTTTCACAATTTATTACAGGAGCCATAGCTTTTTATTTACGCTTTAGAGAACAGTTTAAATTGCGCCTACAGATAAAAAAACAGTTTGAACATTATCTTGACCCAAGACAAGTTAAACAATTACAAAAAAATCCTGAACTACTTAAGTTAGGTGGTGAAAAAAGAAGATGCACTTTTATTTTTACAGATTTGCGAGGATTTACCGCATTAAGTGAATCCGTAGAACCTGAACAAGTTACATATATTATGAACAAAGTACTAACAGCACAAGTAAATGCAGTACAAAAACACGGCGGTTTAGTAGACAAGTTTATTGGCGATGCCGGGATGTATATATTTTCAGCACCTCTTGATGTTATGCATCATGAAAGAATAGCTTTAGAATGTGCATTAGATATAATAAAAAACACCGAAGATGTTAATAAAGAATTAAAAGCAGAAGGCTTACCCGCCATAGCAATAGGAATTGGTATAAACACTGGTGAAGCTATCGTAGGCAATATGGGCAGCAATACTAGATTTGACTATTCTGCTATTGGCGATGCTGTTAATATCGCAGCTAGATTAGAGTCTGCAACAAAAGAAAGAGGCGTAGACATATTAATAGGCGAAGAAACAGAAAAGTTTTGTGGTTATAGATTAAAAGTGTTAGAATCTATCAAGGTTAAAGGGAAAGAGAAACCATTAAAAATTTATACAACAAATTAATAAAATTTATGGCAACAACAAAAGAAGCAGTTACCAAAATAGAAGCACACGAAAGAGAGTGTGCGATTAGATATGAAAATATAGAAAAAAGACTTGAAGACGGCGCAAGGCGTTTTGACAAGCTAGAAAACATGATTTGGGCAGTCTATCCATTTATTTTACTTTCTGTGGTTTTATCTCGATTTGTATGAGCAAGGTTTTTATAGGTATTATTTTTGTTTTGACATGCATAACCTATTATCTCTTTAATCAAAATCAATCTCTTTCAGCCAACAACATTGCGCTAGAAGGCGCTGTAGCTACACAAAAAGAAGCTATAGAAACACTACAAAATGATTTTAATTTACAAGCGGGTAGTTTATTAGAGCTGCAAAGTCGCAACCAAGAAATACAACAAGAAATGTCAAGATACCTTGACATATTTAAGCGTCACAATTTAACAAAATTAGCAGCAGCTAAACCCGGATTAATAGAACCAAGAGTAAATAAAGGAACCAAAGATGTATTTGATAGCATTGAAGAAGATAGTCGTAACATCGACAGTCTTGATAATGGCTTGCAGTTGCAGTCTGTTACCAACTAAACAGGTAGAGATTGTATCTAAGCCTATAGAAAGAACTATAGTGCAACCCATTATGCCTAGAGAAATAGATTTAAAAGACCCTTACTGGTATGTGGTTTCAAACGAAAATATTGATGAGTTTTTAGTAAGAATAGAAAAAGAAAGCGGTCAAGTTGTATTTTTTGCAATGTCTGTACCTGACTACGAGCTTATGGCTTACAACATGCAAGAATTAAAGAGGTATATTAATGAGCTTAAAGAAGTTGTTGTGTATTATAAAAAAGTTACAACACCAAAAGAAGGAGATAACCAAAATGAAAATATCAAATGAAGGCATTAATTTAATAAAATTTTACGAAGGCTGTCCTACAGATAAAGACGGCAACGTAGTTAGTTACAGATGCGCTGCCAATAAAGCTACTATAGGTTATGGCAGTCTAAAGCTTATTGACGGCAGTCCTGTAGAAGACGGCATGACAATGAGCAAACAAGATGCTGAGGATTTACTTGCACACGAGCTACATGAGTATGAAGGCTATATTAACGACATAGTAAAATCTGAATTAAAACAAAATGAGTTTGACGCTTTGGTTTCATGGGTTTTTAACTTAGGACCTAGCAATTTGCGAGCCTCTACATTGCTAAAGGTCTTAAATAACAAAGACTGGGCAGATGTACCAAACCAAATAAAAAGGTGGAATAAAGTTGCGGGAGTCCCTAACGAGGGATTAATCAAAAGAAGAAATGCTGAAGCCTTATTGTTTGAGGGCAAAGAATGGGGTACAGTTTAACTGACATGTTTGTTTGTGGATATTCACGAATATCTCCTCTCTCTCCTCAACAGCGTGTCAGGAGAGTCAAGCGTCCTTTAAAACATTTTGGCTCTCCACCTAATGCTTAATTTAGAAAACATAAAATCATTTGATGCTTTATCAAGAGATGAGCAGGTAGAGGCATTAACCCTTATAGATAAATGGAAAAACTTAAATGCAAGAGACAGATGTAGGGGTGATTTTTTAGAATTTGTAAAGTTTCATTGGGAAGGCTTTATTATGGGAAGGCACCATAAAATACTTGCAGAAAAACTCAATCGTATAGCACAGGGTAAATGTAAAAGACTTATGGTTATGCTGCCACCAAGACACTCAAAATCAGAGTTTGCTTCCACCTATTTTCCGGCATGGATGATGGGTTTAAATCCAAGTTTAAAAATAATACAAGCAACCCATACAGCAGAATTAGCTGTAAGGTTTGGTAGAAGAGTGCGTAATATTATTGATACTGATGAATACCAAGCTATATTTCCTGAAATAAATTTATCAGGCGACAATAAATCAGCAGGTCGTTGGACAACTGATGACGGCGGAGAAGCCTTTTATTCAGGTGTTGGTGGCGCTATTACAGGTCGTGGTGCTGATTTACTTATTATAGATGACCCACATTCCGAGCAAGATGCTATGTCGCCTACGGCTATGGACGCTGCTTGGGAATGGTACACATCAGGTCCTAGACAGAGATTACAACCCGGAGGCACCATTGTACTTGTAATGACAAGATGGAGTACCAAAGACTTAGCAGGCAGATTATTAAAAAGACAGTCAGAAACACACGCTGACCAGTGGGAGGTAGTTGAATTTCCTGCAATTATGCCTGAATCAGAAGAGCCTTTATGGGGTGAGTTTTGGAAGAAAGAGGAGCTATTATCAGTAAAAGCATCGCTTCCAGTATCTAAATGGAACGCACAATGGATGCAGAACCCAACTGCTGAAAGTGGCTCTATAGTCAAAAGAGAATGGTGGAACACTTGGGAAAAAGAAGGCATACCAACCTGTCAATGCATAATCCAAAGTTACGATACAGCTTTTAGCGCAAAAGAAACTGCTGACTATTCTGCAATTACTACATGGGGTATTTTTGACCCTGAAGATGGCAGTGAAAGTGCAATTGTATTATTGGATGCAAGCAGACACAGAGTTGACTTTCCTGAATTAAAAAACATAGCACTAGAAGAATATAAATACTGGGAGCCGGATATTGTACTAATTGAAGCAAAAGCAAGTGGTACGCCATTAACACAAGAGCTTAGAAAGATAGGAATACCAGTACAAGCCTACTCACCAAGTAGAGGACAAGATAAGGTTGCAAGAATGAACTCTATTGCACCTATGTTTGAAAGTGGTATGGTATATGCTACAGAAGACGCTTTTGCAGAAGAGGTTATAGAAGAGCTTGCTGCTTTTCCCTTTGGTGAAAATGATGACTTTTGTGATTCAACAACCATGGCTTTAATGAGAATTAGGCAGGGTGGATTGATTGATTTAGATAGCGATTATAAAGATGATATGTCTATGGATAGAAAGGCATTATCATATTATTAATTTTATGGATATAATAGGAAATTATGGTTACAGAAAGACAATTAGGAACAGAAAACAATCCTGACGTAATAGACCAAAGCAAGTCTGTTAGCGTGCCTGTGGATGAGTTTGCTGTAAATGCACCCGAACCAACATTTGATGAAGCAATGATTGACGCTATGGAGATTACCATAGGTGAAGACGTTATATCTTTTGATGAGCCAATTGAAGAAGCACAAGAAGATATACCTTTTGATGCTAATTTGGTTGAATACTTGGACGATTCTATCTTAGGCTCGTTATCCTCAAAGCTCATTTCTTCAGTTGAAAATGATAAAGAATCAAGAAAAGAATGGGAAAAAACATATACTGACGGTCTTAAATATCTTGGTATGAGATTTGACGAACAAAGAAGTCAGCCGTTTGAAGGCTCTAGTGGTGTCATACATCCAATATTATCTGAAGCAGTAACACAGTTTCAAGCACAAGCTTACAAAGAGTTATTACCTGCACAAGGCCCAATAAAGACACAAATAGTAGGCAGAAGAGATGCTGAAACAG